GCCAACGAACAACTGCTTGCACAGAGACATCCCGGTTGGGTCGATTATCTGAAGCAGCACGGGGCCGTTTTCGGCGCATGGATCGCCGATCAACCGCTCGCCATGCGCGAAAGTTTCGTCATCAACAAGGACGCGATCGTCAATCCGTACTCCGCGATTGAGACGCTGGATGCCTTCAAGAGTTTTGTCGAGGCCAATCAGCCGCCGCAGCAGGTTCAGCAGCCGGCAGTGGCACAACAGCAAAGGCTCAATTCCCGGCGCACGGCGCAACTGGCAAGTTCGGCATCACCCGCAACGGTCGGCCACCGGCCCACTGTTTCCGGCATCCCTGAAAGCGGCGACGACCAGCAGATCTGGAACGCTTTCCGAGATATCGATCCTGAAGAAAGGAAGTACCGCAACGCATGAGGGGTTGAGCGGCCAACCGTAAAGGGCCGCTCTAATGGCAATCACCCAATATGCCGATGGTGGCATATCTCAACGCACGACCGTCTACGCGGAGCGGCAAATGCTCCGCCACGCCAAGCCAGTCATGGTTTTGGAAAAACTCGGCCTTAGCAAGCCGATGCCAAAAAACAAGTCGGATACGATCAAATTCCGCAGGCCGCGAGTATTCACGGCAGCTACAACGCCACTGCAAGAGGGCGTGACTCCGACCGAGACGCAGTTCAGCTACGAGGATGTTTCGACCTCACTTCGCCAGTACGGACAAGTAGTTGTCATTACTGACAAGATCGAAGATCTTCATGAAGATCCGGTGTTGAACGACGCAAGTGTTCAGGCCGGCGAAAACATCGGCCGCACCATCGAGGCGCTCAACTACGGCGTCGTGCGGGCGGGAACGAGCGTCTATTATGCCAATGGCACGGCGAGGACGGACGTCAACACGCCGATCTCGCTCAGCAAGCAGAGGGCCGTGCTTCGGTCCCTCAAGGCCCTGAAGGCGCAGAAGATCACCCGCTCCCTGTCACCCTCCAGTGACTACGGTACGCGCGCGGTCGAAGCGTCCTACGTGGCGGTGGCCCACACCGACGTCGAGTCCGATATCCGCAACATGCCCGGCTTTAAGACCGTGTCCGAGTACGGCACCCGGTCGCCGATCTCCGAGTATGAAATCGGGTCGGTCGAAGACGTTCGCTACATCCTGTCGCCCGACCTCAACCCGTTCCTCGACGCGGGCGGCGCGAAGGGCACGATGGTGTCGACAGCCGGCACCAGCGCCGACGTCTACCCGATCATCTACTTCGGGCAGGACGCTTGGGGCATGGTTGCGCTCCGTGGTCAGGGCGCTGTTTCTCCAACTATTATTCCAGTTGGGCAGAAGACCAAAGACGATCCGCTCGGCCAGAGAGGTTATGTAGGCTGGAAGACTTGGCATGCTGCGCTTATTCTTAATCAAGCGTGGATGACCCGGCTCGAGGTTGCTGTCACTGCTCTGTGATATACTACAGGGGCGTCTGACGGCGTCCCTGAACCCACGGCGGCGACTGACGGAACCGCCAAACAAGGAGCTTCGCTATGACGAAGTGCATTATCAAGCATGGCCAGTTTGTTGGGCAGGCCACGCCAGTCATCACCAACGTCCAACTCGGCTGGATACCCAACTCGGTCGAACTCTACAACGCAACGGACGGCACTCCCCTCCAGACCGCCTACCTGAACTGGATCGTCCCGTTCTCGTCGGGCGGCACTGCCGAAATTCTCGCAGGCGCTCTCATCCGGGGCCTGACGTCGGGCGCAACGGCGCAGGTTCAGGAAGTCCTGAACAACACCGCCGGCACGTTCGCAGCCGGCACCGCCGCAGGCTTTCTCGTACTGCAGGAGGGGTCGCTCACCGGCACCTTCGGGGCCGAGAACATCGTCATCACCAACCTCGCCAGCGGCACCATCGGCACCGACGACGCCACGGTCACGGCCAACGTCGTCCACAACGTCGCCGTCACCACGGCGGCAGCGCTGGTGGCAGCGGGCACCACGGCCATCTCCCGCTACGAGGGGGCGACCGGGTCGGCCAGCAAGGGCTTCACGGTCGGCGTCGGCCTCGCTCTGGCCAGCAAGCTGATCAGGTGGCGGGCGTTCCGCGACGACGCATAAGGAGCGCTGCACATGCCATACACTTCAGCACTAGACGCTGCCGCCGCCCGCCGCGCTATCTCGCAGGGCGACGACACCCAGCTTGAGCGCTACCTGCGCGAAGGCGGGCACGACCCGGTGCAGAACATCACTGCGGCAACCGCCACGCTGATCTTCGGCACCAACACCTATAACCGTGGCGCTGGTATCGTCGGCACGTTGCCGCTCGCCACCGGCAGCATGGGTAGGGTCAGGGTCGTCATCGGGACTTTGGTGGCAGGCACCACCAAGATCCAAGCCGGGCGCGCTGCCGATATGATGGCCGGCAGCATCATCGGTGCGACCGCCACAGCCGGTGCCGGCATCATGATCGCTGCCACCTATACCGGCACCGCCGGCACCAGCAGCGACACCATCACCATGAACGGCTCAACGACCGGTGGCGGCGTCGGATCTCAGATTATCCTGACCGACATCGCGCCAAACCTTTGGCTGATCGAGGGCAACCTCGTCACCGTGGGCGCTCTGACCACGCCGTTCTCGTCGGCCGTCTAACAGCTTCCCGGGCGGGGAAACTCGCCCGGTCCCTTCCACCCAACCGGGAGAGATGTCTCATGGCCAAAGCTGCCAAGAAGACGACGACCAAGAAATCAACCAAATCCGAAGCGCCCGACGAACCCGAGGTCGAAGAGATCGAGGAGGAGACCGGCGTAGACGAACCGGAGCCGCAAGCTCCACCTGAAACGCCCCCGGAAAGTTCTCCCCCCGCCGAGGGCGCGGCCGATGAGCCTGTTCCTCCTCCCGCCGGCTCATCGGCCGTCACCTTGCGAGGCGAAGGCACCCTGTCGATCATGTTCGACGGGGAGATCCACAGCCTCGAACGTGGCAAGAAAATCAAAATCCCTGCCGATCTGGCTGCTGCGCTGGCCAGCGAAATCGAGGAAGAGAAATGACCAAGAGACAGATCCCGATCGACATGCTGAACGCCACGGCGCTGGCTGATCATGTCGCCGCCAACATGGGCCTTGATGTCAACCCTCGCTTGGGCGTTGCCGGCATCAAGGCCAAAATGGCAATCGCCGGCTTCCCGACCGATTTCATCGAACTGGATGACGGCAAGGACGATGCGCCGGTCCAGCGCGTCGATCCGCCCCGGGCGAGGCACATTCCCAACAAGCGCTCCGTCAATCTGCGCCTTGAGCCGCAAGATCGCCCCGGTGGCAATGAGCCGGTGTTTACCAGCGTCAATGGCGTGGCGCTGCTGATCCCGCGCCAGCAGACGTGCTGGGTCGACTACCGTTACTACGAGGCGCTGATGCATGCCGTCGCCAAAGCCCCGATCACCGACGAGGACAGCAAGATAACCGGATGGCGTGACGTGCCGGAATATCCGGTGTCGGTGTTCATTGTCGAACCGCCCTTGACGGCGGCCGAGAAGGCGGCGGCGGTCGAGGAAGGGGTGGCGCGAGCGGCCAAGTTGGCGGCGGATCGAGAAGAGATCGCTGCATGACTTTTCTCGAACTCTGCCAGATGACTGCCCGCCAGACGGGCACCATTCAATCACCGCCGGCCGGAACAGCGCTGCCGACGACGGTGGTTGGGCAGGTTCATCGCCTGCAGCAGATCGTGGAGTTCGTCCGCGAAGCCTATATCGACATCCAGAACGCGCACCGTATGTGGCGCTGGCTGAACAGCGAGTTCTACGGCGTCACCATTCCATACGTCCCCATCACCTCCACAGCATTCGTTCCCGGCACGACAAAGTATGCCGGAACTGACTTCTTCGATGAGCGGAGCAACACCCGGATCACCCGCTTTTCTCAGTGGGGTTTCAAGGGCGACGGATCTGATATCGGCTTGTCGATCTGTCCGGCAACGAGGTTTGCCTTTACCGATGGTCACGGCTCTATGGTTGCAGGAGACGAGGGGTACGTCGCATCGACGGCGAGCGCGGCGTTTAGCAGCGTGATGATACTCCTTGTGCAGCATGAAGGTGGCAGTTGGACCGGCCCGACCTACGCTTCAGGCCACATGGTCGTCAGGCAGCTAACCGGGCGGATCGAAGTGCCCGCGACAATGAGCGTTGAATTTTCCAATTTTGCCGCAGTCCCGTCAGTCACAGGGGAGGATGAGCTTGGAGAGGGGCCGCTGCGCTGGCTCGACTGGGAGCGCTTCTACGAGACGCAGTTGCGTGGTCCGACAGCACCCGGCAAGCCACAGTTTTACAGCGTGACGCCAGACAACGAACTGATTATCTCGCCACAGCCTGATGCCCATTATTTCCTGCGTGGCAAGTACCGGAAGAGTATGCAGTCGCTGGCTCTCGATGCCGACACCCCGGAAATGCCGTCCGAGTTCCACACCATCATCAAGGACGCGGCGCTGCAGTATGTCGAAGGCATGGACGAAGGACCGCGCATTCCGATCGTCAGGCTGCGCATGCTGCCCAACTTCTCGATGCTTGAGGCACACCAATTGCCGAAAGTGTCATGGGGGGCACCGCTAGCCTGATGCCGATCGAGATCAAGACATCGCTGATGGCTGGCGGCCTCGATCTGGCCTCACCGCCGATCGCCATTGCAGCGGGCAAGGTGATCTCGGCCAGCAATTACGAGCCGGACGCTGCAGGCTATACGAGCCTTGGCGGCTATGAGCGCTTCGATGGCCGCCCCCGACCATCCGACTCGACGGACCCGGTTGAGATTGCGGCACTGCGCACGGCTATCAGCGCAGTGCCCGGGATAGGTCCAGTGCGCGGGGTATGGATATTCGACGGTGATGTCTATGCCTTCCGCGACATAGATGCTGGCACGGCTGGCATGTACAAATCCAGCACTGGCGGCTGGGCGCTGCAAAGCTTCGGCTACACGATGCCGTTCTCCAACGGCACGGTCGAGTATGAGGAGGGTGGATATCTCGCTGGAGCTACCTCTTCGGCTAGCGCATTGATCGACCGGGTGGTCCTTACGGATGGCGCATGGAGCGGCACGGCGCAGGGCTATCTAGTTGTTTCCAACGTCACTGGGACATTCGCAGCAGCAGGAGAAATCGCCACCGGGACAACAGGCGGATCAGCTACTGTACAACCGCCAACGGCCATCACCCTGCAGGCCGGCGGCAAGTACGATTTCACCAATCACAATTTTTATGGCGCGGCGCGCAGCCCGCATATGTATTTCACCAACGGCGTCACCGTTGCCTATGAATGGAGCGGCAACGTCCTATCTCCAATTCACACCGGGGTGACGACAACCGCTGCGGCCGGCTTGGTCTATCTGGTCGCCTACAACGGCGACACCATTGTCGGCTTTGATGGATCGAGCATCATCGTCTCGGCGACTGGAGATGCCCCGACCTTCATCACCCATTTCAAAAACTATCTGTTCCTAGGCTATTCCAACGGAACGCTGCTGCACTCATCGCTCGGTGAGCCGCTGCAGTTCATCTCCACAACGGGCGCGGGCGAGATTTCGTTTGGTGAGCCTATCACCGGATTGCTGACGGCGGCGTCGACATCGCTGCTGATCTTCGCGCAAAACCGCATCGACTACCTGACGGGCAGTGACGCCACGGAGTTCATACTGCAGCCGATCTCGGATGCATCCGGCGCTCAGTCCTACACCGCGCAGTCGATGGACACTCCGATGTTCCTTGACGACGGCGGTGTGCGCTCGCTGCCGACGACTGCGGCCTTCGGCGACTGGCGCATGGGCACGGTAACGCAGCCGGCCGAAAGGCTGATCCGGCAGAAGCGTGACGATGGGGTCGCCGCCGTCGCCTCGTTGCGGATCAAGGCCAAGGATCAATACAGGCTATTCTGGGAAGATGGCACCGGGATCACGGTCTATATCGGCCGCAAATATCCCGAGACACTGCCATTCAAGCTGCCAATCGAGGTCTACTGCGCCTGCGCTGGCGAGGTCGAGAATGGTCGTGGTGATCGCCTGCTGGTCGGCTGTCAGGATGGTTATGTCTACGAGATGAACCGTGGCACGTCCTATGATGGAGCCGCGATCCCGGCCTACATCCGCTTGCCATTCACAGCGGCCGGCAGTCCATCCCAGCAAACCCGGTGGATGAAGGCGACATTTGAGATCGACAGCCCCGACGACGTCAGCTTCGGTCTCGCCTTCCACACCGACTACGCGCGCGGGCTGGGCGGGGCGCTGACGACTGTCAACGTCGATGCAGGCACCGCCATTGTCAGCACGGACGCCTACGCCAGCATCGACTGGACGCAGGCAATTGAGGGGCGGCTCGAATATCACCTTGCCGGTATTGGCCCGAATATCGCGGCCACACTGGTCACCGAAACTGCGATCGCGCGGCAGCACACGATTTCCTCGCAGACCTACAATTTCTCGCGGCGCGGACTGAAGAGGTAATCGCATGGCCAACATGTTCATCAACGCCATGACGGACCTGTGGACCAACGTTGGCACCACATACACCTCCATCAAGATGAACGTGACGAACACCAATTCGTCCGCGACGTCGAAGCTGATGGATCTGCAGGTAGGCGGTGTCAGCAAATTCTCGGTCGACAAGGTTGGCGCGGTGATGGCGGCCAGCACGGTCTCAACAACCGGGGCGCTCTTGCCGGCGGTTGATGATGGCGCTGCGCTTGGCAGCACGACGTACAAATGGTCGGATCTTTATCTCGCCAACGGTAGCACCATCAACTGGGGGACGGCCCTCACTGCGACCCATGTGTCGCCAAACCAATTGACCTTCACTGTCACGGACGATGGCGCGATCGGGCCGCTGTTCAAGACGTTCCACAACACCGCATCACCCCTCGCTGCGATCAGCACGTCCAATGGCAGTTTAGGCTATGCCGATGGCGACGAAGTTGTCAGGGCTGAGTTCTGGGGCAAGAACGCATCCGGCACTGACACCTGCTGGGGCACGGTGCGCGGCAACATCGCCAATGCCACCGCCGGCTCTGAGCAGATGCAGTGGTTTTTCAACACTAACTTTCAGGGCGTCATCGATGACCTGAAGGGGCGCATTACGTGGGACCACTACAGTCTAGCCGTCGACTATTACAACGACACCGCCGTTGCCGGGCCGGTTTTCTATTTGACCCGCAACTCGGCTACGGCGGCGGCCAATGACCTGATCGGCTTCATGGGTTTCGTTGCCCATAACAACGCAGCAACGCCATTGCATAAGGCCTATGGCGAGTTCGGCATGAGGATACTCGACCCAACCTCCACTTCGGAGGATGGCGAGTTCCGCTGGCGCGCTACGACTGCCGGTACACAGGTCGAGGTACTCAAACTGTCGGGCACAAGTACCGGCGCGACTTTCGCGGTCCCGGTGATCACCGCCGCCTCAACGGCGACCATCACAGGTTTCAACCTCCCTCACGGTGTGGCTCCGACGACGCCTGCCAATGGCGATGTGTGGACGACGACGGCCGGCATGTTTGCCCGCATCAGCAGTGCGACGGTCGGCCCATTTGCCAGCAGCACTTCGCCGTCGCTGACGACGCCATCGATGTCCAATGTGACGATCACCGGCACGACCAACACGGCAACTGGCGCGACGTGGGTGAACCTTGGCACAGTCACCACCATCGACATCAACGGCGGCACCGTGGACGGCGCAGTCATTGGCGGGGCGGGCGCTGCGGCCATTACCGGCACGACGATTGTCGCTAATACGGCGGTTAATCCTGATGCGGACGGCGGTGCGGCTCTTGGTACGACCCTGCTCGGGTGGTCAAACCTCTATCTCGCATCTTTGGGCACCCTAGCCTTCGGCAACACCAACTGGGTGGCTACCCATACATCGGGCATCCTGACGGTTGGGACCGGCGATCTTCGCATCACTACCGCCGGCACCAATGCGGCGAGCGCTGTAACGGTCGGCGGCACCCAGACGCTGACCAACAAGACGCTGACCTCGCCGAATATCGCGATTATCATGAATGGCATTGCCACGCTAACGCTGCCGCCCACGACAGCCACGCTGGTCGGCCGGTCCACGACGGACACCCTGACTTTCAAGACGTTCACGCTCGGCACCAATACGCTTACCGGCACGACGGCGGAGTTCAACTTGGCTCTGACCGACAACGACTTTGCCACGCTGGCAGGTGTCGAGACGCTCACTGGTAAGACGCTGACTGCGCCGATCATTTCCACGATCACCAATGGTGCAGCCACCCTGACGCTGCCGACCACGACGGACACGTTGGTTGGCAAGGCAACGACGGACATCCTCACCAACAAGACGCTGACCACGCCGACGATCAATGGCGCAACGCTGTCTGGCACGATCGCAAACGGCACCTTTACCAGCACCTCGCTGACGTCGCCGACGATCACCGGCACCCCGACTGCGACTGGCGCAACATGGGCCAGCCTTGGCACGGTCACAACGATCGCCATTGCTGGTGGAACAATTGCTGGTACGGCAATCACGACGTCATCGGTCTCGTCGACGACGCTAGCGGCGTCTGGCGTAGTGACGCTGTCGCCGGCCGCTGCAGCCGTAACAATTTCGCCGACCGGCACGGGTGGTGGAGTGACCATCAGTCCGACCGGCACACTCGGCCTGACAATCAATCCGACCGTTGCCGGCAACATCAACAACACCAACATCGGCGGGACAACGCGCGGCACAGGCGCATTCACGACACTAGCTGCAAACGGCTTGGCCACGCTCTCGGGTGGCGCGACCCTCACCGGCACCTTTAGCGGAGGCACGTTCACCACCACTTCGCTGACCAGCCCGACACTGACCGGCACACCTACCGCGCCTACGGCTCCGCCGGCCACCAACACGATACAGATCGCAACCTGTGAATATGTGCAGGTGGCGTTGGCGACCGGCGCTGGTTCCTATCAGCCTCTCGACGCGACACTGACGGCATTGGCCGCCTATTCCACTGTCGGCATCCCTGCCTTGACTGCAGCAGACACGTTCGTCGGCAGAACCATCACCGGCACGGCGTTGGAAATCACTGTCACCAATGGTGCTGGCACGGCCGGCAATCCGACGCTGTCGCTGCCGACTGCCCTGACTTTCACCGGCAAGACGGTCACGGGCGGCACCTTCAATGCGACCGCTTTCAGCGGTCCCATCAGCGGCTCGACCGGCTCGTTCACGACACTGGCGGCGAGCAGCACGACGACGCTCAGCGGCGCTGTAACGATGTCACCGGCTAGTCTGGCGGTGACCATCTCGCCAACAGGCACTGGCACGGTGGTGATCAGCCCGGTCGGCGCGCTCACCATCAACCCGACTGCAGCCAGCACCATCAACAACACGTCGATCGGCGTGACGACGCGCGCGGCTGGTGCTTTCACGTCGTTGGCCGCCAATCTGGCTGTGTCGTTCAGCGCTGGCGGTACTCTTGGCGGCTCATTCTCTGGCGGCACGTTTACCGGTGCGACGTTTACGACCGGCACTTACTCTGGCTCAGTTGCGGCCACGACGCTGTCGGCGAGCGCTGCCGTCGCGCTATCGCCTGCCAGTGCCAACGTGGTTCTGTCGCCAACAGGTACGGGCGTTGTCACGATCAACCCGACCGCTGCCGGCACCATGAACAACATGGTGATTGGCGGCACGACGGCGCTGGCGGGCACCTTCACGACGGCCACTGCGGCCACGGTTGTCGTAGCCGGTGACATCAGGCCGGATGGCGATGGCGGTGCCGACCTTGGCACCACGACGCTCGGCTGGGCCAACCTCTATATGGGGCCAACGGCCAGTATCCGCTTCAGCAACACCACTTGGGTGGCATCGCATGCAGCCGGGGTGCTGACGGTCACTACCGGGGATCTGAGGATCGCCAACAACTTCACCAACGCCGCCTCTGTGGTGACGGTCGCAGGCACCCAGACGCTGACCAACAAGACGCTGAGCGCGCCGACGCTGACTGGGACAGTCACTGGCAGTGGGGCATTCACTGGCGCTGTTTCAGGAACCACGGGGACTTTCAGCGGGGCCGTTCAGGGCGGTGCCACGGTCATATCTAGAGCAGATGCCGGCAACGCTCATTTCTGGCTGCATGGCGCTGGTGGCGTGGACCGGTTTGTCATCTACACAGACGCGGCCTCGGCCGGGAATGTGAATATGCGTATCCACGGCGGGTACACTTGGGTCTTTGACACAGCAGGCGGCCTGACAATTCCGGGCGGTTGCGCGGTGGGTGGCGCTCTATCGGCTGGTGGCGTTACCCTCTCCTCAAGTACCGTCACTACAGCAGCCGTGACACTTTCAGGAGCAATTAATTGCGATAGTGTGGTTTTTAATACACATTGTTATGGGGTGGCAGCGACTACCTATTTTAGTTCTGGGGCTAATGGCGGAGTAAGCGACACTGTTGGAGGTATCGTACTTAGGCCTAACGGCGTGGGTTCAGCGACAAATCAGGCTGTTCTTCGGCCCGGTGGATCATTCCATGTGGTGAATATTACTGAAGGGTCAGACGACACCCTGAAATCCAAATGGAAGCTGGTGACCAAAAGCGTCATTAATGAGGTGGCCAAGCTTGATGTCGGATCATTTACTTGGAAGGAAACCGGCGTCAAGGGATACGGCGTCAAAGCGCAAGCTCTTCGCGCCATTATGCCGGAAGTTGTCTACGAGGATGAGGACGGATTGCTCAGTATCAGCTACGGCAAAGGGGCGATGGGCATCGCGATCGACGCTTGCCGGCGCATCGTCGCGCTAGAAGCTCGCCTTGCTGAACTGGAAGGTAAGGTTTGATCATGGCCTTTGACCCTCTCGATCCGCTCGCTCCGCCGCAGGTTCCGACACCGCCACCGCCAGCAGCGCCAACGCCGCCCACCACCACCACCGGCCTCGCAACGCCTTGGATCGGTAGTCAGCCTCGCGTCAACGACAGCATGGCGGCACAGGTCGCCGCGCTGACGTCGGCAGATAGCAAGCTCAACCAGATGGCCCAGACGGAGGGCCTTAAGGCGGCCAACCGGCGAGGCCTGCTCAATAGCTCGATGGCTGTCGGCGCAGCGCAGGATGCCGTGCTGAAGAACGTGATGCCGATCGCAGCGCAGGATGCCACACAGGCCTACGGCCAGAACCAAGCGGCTCGTGCGTTCGAATACGGCATGACGGGGCAGGAGAGCCAGCAGGGTTTCGAAAGCGCCGAAGCCAAGGCGCTGCGCGAGTGGCAGACGTCCGAGGCTATGGCCGGCCGCAACTGGCAGACGGGCGAACGGCTGGGGACAGAGACGTTCCAAGCCGCGCAGTCCGAATTGCAGCGTGGATGGCAGACAGCGGAGCGGTTAGGCGCGCAGGGTTTTGCCGGCACTCAGGAGGAACTCAATCGCGATCTGCAGATGTTGATGCAGAGCAACCAGATCACCTCCGCCGAGAGCATGCACTATGCCCAGATCGCCTCGACCCAAGGTATCGAAGCGGCCAACCGGCAATTGTCGCGGGACTTGCAGGAGAAAGACATCACCTTCCGCATGGAGGAGGGCCAGCTTACCCGGGATGCCGCCGTCGCGGCGCAAAATCGCGACATTGCTTTCCAGACTTCCGAGAGCATGCTTAATCGCAATTTCCAAATCTCGGAGGCGGGACTCAATCGCAATCTGCAGGAGATGCTGCAGAGAAACCAGATCACCAATGAGCAGTTTCTGCAGGCAAATCAAATTGCGGCGACCGGCGACATCGAAGGCGCTGCCCGCCAATTGCAGCGAGATCTGCAGGAGAACGACATCGACTTCCGCATGGAGGAAGGCAACCTCACGCGGGCCGCTGCCGTCTATGCACAGGAGAAGGATCAGGAATTCCAGCGTGGCGAGAACTTCGATGCGCGCGGCTGGCAGACGGCCGAGAACCTAGCGGCCAGAGACTTTCAAGGAACGCAGCAGCAGGCTGAGCGTGATCTTCAACTCACGCTGCAGGACGGCCAGATCAGGGCCACCGACGCTCTGGCATTGCGGCAGATCTTGGCGACGGGCGATATCGAGCGGTTCAACCGGGAGCTTTCCGAAAGGCTGCAAGCCAACGACATCGACTTCCGCATGACCGAGGGCAACCTCACGCGCGAGCAGGCGCTGACGATGCAGGCCAACGAGCAGGCTTTCGCGCGCGGCGAGAACGTCATGGCTCGCGACTGGCAGAGTGCTGAAGCTATCAGGCAGCGCGATTGGCAAGAGGATCAGGCCGGCTTCGACCGTACTCTTCAGGAGCTTTTGCAGGCAAATCAGATCGACGAGGCAGAGCGGGCACAGATCGCTGCGATCACTTCTGCCGAGTACATGCAGGAGAGGGGGCTTACGGTAGAGCAAGCCATCGCGCAAGCCAGCAACACCCTGCAGGAAACCCTGCAGGAACGCGACATCAACTTCCGCATGGGTGAGGGGCAGCTTACCCGCGAAGCTGCAGAGCAGGCGCAGAAGCTGGACATCATGTTCCAGCAGACAGAGGGCGCTCTCGACCGCCAGCAGCAACTGAGGATGCAGGATCTAGACATCCAGTTCCGCATGCGGGAGGGCAACCTCACCCGAGAGGCCGCTGCCGCTGCGCAGGAAGCGGACATCAACTACCGCATGACGGCCGGCAATCTCGATCGCGCTTCGGCCGAGCGGATGCAGGCCGCCGAGATCAAGGCCAACACGCAGGTCGCCGCGCTCGACCGGGCTACGCAGGAGAAGATCGCTTCGTGGAACCTGAGCGCCACCAACAAGGGCAACTTGGCGCAAATGATAACTGATGTCGAACGTACCTATGCTGCGAAGTACGACTCAATTATGAGTAATACAAATCTCAGCGCCGCAGCAAGAACCGCTCAACTGACGTCAATAAAGCAAGCGAGAAACGTCGGGTTAAGCCTTGCCGAACAAACATATAGCACAAATCTAACTTGGTGAATGATGATACGGAACGCAAAATTTGTCGATATACCTGCGATCGTCCGGTTCCTGCTGTGGTGCCACTCGCAGTCTCACTACGCCAAGACGGGCGTGGTGAATGTCGACGTCGATGAAACCAAGCGGCTGATCCTCGCTGGCATCGGCCGGCATGGGCATAAGCACGGCGGCGGATGCTGGGTGCAGGTGCTGGATAATGACGGCTCGATCGACGGGCTGATGTTCGCGACACTGGTTAGGGTGTATTCGATCGGCGACAAGCTGATGGCGACCGACCTGTTCTGGGCCGTCAACGAACACGCCAAGCCCGGCGAGGCGCTGACCTTGATGAAGAACATGGTCGCATGGGCGAAGTCCTGCCCGCTGGTGGTCGAGGTCCACTGTGCGGCGTCAGCCGTCATTGTCGAAGATCCTGCCGTCACCGGGCGGCTTTTGAGATCCCTTGGAATGAAGGAGTACGGGCGTATCCACCGTCTCGAATTTGGAGAAGAGCAATGTCAAGTCTCGTCAGCGGCGTAGGCAAGATCTTCACGTCAATCGGCAGCGGCGTGGCCAAGCTTATACCCGCCGTCAAGGCCATTGGTGCATCTGTGTTCACGGCAGGCGCAGCGACCGGATCGAGTAGCGGCGCGCTGGGCGGGATGTTTGGCGGCCAAGGCATTCTCGGCAGCATGTTCAACGGGGTGTCGAGCCTGTTCGGTGGGAGTACGATCGGCACGACGACGGGCAACTTTTCTGGACCGTGGGGCCTGAATTTAGCGGACGCAGCGACAGCAGCGACGTCGGCGTCGGGGGTTTTCCCAAAGGCCCCAACAGTGGGGCTTGGCGTAGGCGGTGGGGGCGGCGAAAGTAGCGGCCTCATTGGCCAACTCCTTGGCTCGCAAGCTGCAATGGGTGCGTTCGCGGGCCTCGGCTCGGGCATCGAAAACTATAACCAACTGCAGTCGATCGAGGACATGCAGGAGAAACAACTCGCCCACCTGAATGCGGCGCAGCAAAAAGTAACGGACAGCTACGAAGTCGCGTCTTCGTCATTGATAACGGGCAACGACAAGCCGAGGCAGCGGACCTCGACACCGAGGATCAAGATGCCGACAGTCGTAAAATACAACGATACGACCGGGATGCTTGAAACGGTAACGGCATAATGGCCAGCGACAAGGAAGGCGATCGCTCTCTCAGCGGCCGGGGCAAAAGCGGCAGTCAGGGCAGCGGCACGTCTACCGGCTGGGGCGGATCATCGACTGGCACCAGCAAGAGCGGCAGCAGCAAGAGCGGCAGTCAGGGTAGCGGCACGTCCAGCAGTTGGGGCGGCAAGTCGACGGGCGGCGGCAGCACCGGCAGCGGCACTCCCGGCAGCAGCCCGGGCGGTGGCTGGAATAGCGGCGGCTCCAGTGCGCCTGCCGGGCGCGCAGGAGGTGGTGGTACAGGGACCGGCCCGGCCCCGGCGAGGAGCGCCACGCCAGCGTCCAGCGCGACGGGCTACACTGGAGGTGGCCCGACCGGCTCTTCGCCAAGGGGGCTTGGCTTCAACCTTAGTCCGGCCAAAACGGCGACGACTTCGCCGAGTGCGATTACTCCGTCACTCACCACCGGCAGGGCGCTGCGATCGGCAGCGACACCGACCGGCTTCGCCCCTGACCTCAATCGTCGCCCGGATCTAAACCCAACCATCTCCGCTAATGCTGCGCTTCAATCAGCCTTGGCGATGACCCGCGCCAAGGAGCATAAGCCCGGCACTGATCCCTACAGTTCGGATCTCTACAACACGGTCTTCGGCAGCACGGTGGTTCCCGGCCTCATCGATATGACGCCTCGTCAGGTGATGGAGTACCAGAAGACGATGCCGCGCTCGCGGGCGGTCGGGGCCTACCAGATCAAGGATATACCGTGGGCGGCCAAGCTCGCCGGCATAGACCTCGATAAAGACAAGTTCAGTATCGCTACACAGGACCGGATGGCGACAGCGCTGGCGGCTCGCCGGATAGGACTGGCGACGGATAAGAAGACCGGCGCGATCGACACCCAAAAGGCGGCGATCGAGATAGCCAACGAATGGACATCCTACGCCCATCCAGTGACCGGCAAGAGCGCCGTCCCCAAAAACAACAAGGCGCGTGGCGGCCCGGGAGATACGTTCACGGCAGTACAGAATTTCGTGACTGCCTTTGCCCCGGGAGCCACGCCAGCAGCGGCGACCAGTGCGACGGCGGCGCTCGAACGGCTGGCAGCGCCCGTCCCAGCCAACGTTCCGATCCCGACCGCGCGGCCCAGCCCGGTCAATAGTTTTGCGACCCGGCCGAATGTTCCCGTTGGTGCGCTGCAGGCGGCGGCGACCGCGCGCGTCGTGTCGAAGTATCTCGGTGCCGGGCGGCCCGGTGTCGTGACGCCGGCCAGCGGGTTTACACCCGATCGCGCGGCGCGGCAGGCAATCTCCGGTGCTGACGTGGCGTCCCGTATCGGCCCGACGATTAACGGCCCTCCCAGCACACGCGACATTGCTGAGCGCACGGCGTTCTCGGTCGCACAGGCGAACGCTGCCGATCTGGCTGCGTCGACCGGATATCGGCCGGGTACGACGCCACCATCACAGGCTTTGGCACCCGGTCCTGTCGGAGCCGGCTTCTCCAGCGCCATCTCTCCGCAGGAGGGGCCAGCACGGCAGGTGTCGCATACCGGTGCCAGCCTGACATCGCTCGACGCTCCGGGCCTACGCACCCGCATGAGCGGCAGCGAGGATA